TGTTAATTAAGCGGATCATTTTCTTCTTCATCGACTGAAGTTTGAAATTGATCTGAATCGGCGGCTTTGTTTTTATGAGTAATTACAATCTCATGGTCAACTAACCGCTGAATTTCTAAATAGGTATCTCGTTTTGCAGCCCTAAAAGCCATGATAAGCGGGTCGGTGTCAAAAGAGTTTAAATCTTTACCGCAAAGTTCACCAATGAATTGCAAAACTTTTTTGCCGTCTGGTGTACCAAAAACTTCTTTAAATGCAATTAACTGTTCTTTTCTATTTTTGAAAATTGGTTTTGTCATTATTGCCCAAGCCCCGCTTTTTTAGCTGTTGAAGCCCCTTCTACAAAAGCCGCTGCATCTTCTTTAGCTTGAGCCGTTTCTTGAGCCTGTAATTTTTCTTTGCGAATTTGTGCGACTCTTTCGTCGTCATTGATTAGCTTGGGATCAAGACCCAAAATTCTAAATTTTTTACGTACTACTTGGTCAATGTCAATCAAATCCGCTGCTTGTGGATAAACTCCGATAACAGCCATAACGTCGGCTAACCAAGTGTTTATTGACGATAGCTCTGCTTGTTGCTGCGCTTGAGTTACTGGACTCTGATATGTTATTCTAAGCGCTGGCCCAGCTTTTAGTTCGTCTGGCATTTCTGGAAAAACCGCGTCAGATAAAAGCTCAAACGTGTTATTACCTTCAGCATCTGTTGAAATGATATTAAAAGATTTTCTAAAAAGAATATCAAAAGTTCTTGATAGCATTGATTCCAAGCCTTCTGACAAAAGACGACCAAGCATCGGCGCCATAATTCTTAATTTTTGCATCTCGATTAACTGAACTTGTCCAAGTGTGGCGCGCGGGTCTGCTAAAGTTTTAGTTCTATCCAAAAAGAAAGTGCGCTGAATATTTGCTTCTTTTCTTTGAATCATTTCGAGCGTCACTGGAATATTTCCAACAGTCTGAATTGGCTCAATACCTTTACCGCCCGTAATCGGATTTACTTTAAGCATATTAAGCGCACCGGCTGAAAGATTAATTCTCCCAAGCACCATATCATGAACCACTTGCAAAGGCGGCTTTAGATATTTTTCGGTTGCTCGCATTACGTCGCGAGACATTTGGTTCAATTGCAACACGTCTGGTAACGCAATCATGCCTTGAGAACGGCCATAAACCTCGCCTTCTGTAACTTCCCAACGTCCTACTGCGATTGGTGGGGTGTACGCACCGCCTTCTTGAATGATTACTTTATGTTTGCAATCGACAAAAATACTGGCAATTGGCAAATTTTCTGGTGTAAGTTTTTCTTTGTCCCGATCTTTTCTTGGGAACGTGTGCCACTCAAAATCAAATTCTTCAAACGGTTTTTTTTCGGCGCTTTCTCTAATTTTTTCTGACAGAGCATCTCCCCATTTTTCTACGGCTGCGCGAGCGGTCATCTTAAAAGTAAGAATGACCATATCTATTAAGCCAAACTCGTTCTCAGCCACGTAAAGATCCTTTACGTTACGTGCCATGTAAACTAAATCTGAATCTTTTGCTGCGTCAGTTTGAAGCCCTGCTGCACCAAAAACTACTTGGTCTAAATACCATTCTTGAAGAGCCTCTGTGAGACGGGCTTTTGGGTGATACATCTTAGAAAACATAATGTCACGGGCTTCTGAAAGCCATTTAGAAACATTAGTTTTCGCGTTCAAATCCGGGTCAACTGTTTCGATTCCGAACCATTTCGACGTTGGGTTCGTAAGAATACCATGCAATAAAATTGAAAGTTCTTGTGCATCTGCAATTGGCGAGCTTTCAAACACCCTCGCCATCTGGTTTTGACCCTTAGATTTTGTCTCTATAATGTCAGATTTTCTTGGTAAAAGATAAGATGCGCATTGTTGCCACAATGTTTCAAAATTGCTCCTGTTAGCTTTAATTTGCTGGGTACGTCTTAAAAGTTCTGCGGCTGTTAAATTTTTTTGCACCATTTTTACTATGCTCCGAGAATTGATCGTTGAGTACCTGCAGCTGCTGTTGTAGAAGAGCCAATTAATGACTTATTAAACAAATTAGAATCGGTGCTTCCGCCAAAAACTGTTTTTTTTCTAGCTCTTTCTTTCTGAGCGCGTACTGATTCTTCTGCAATTAATTTGTCTGCATTTGCTTGTGCAACCGATGCCGCTGCATCTTTCTGAGCCCCTGCTACCTGACGGGCTGCACTTTGTTGGGCTTCTTTTCCTAATTGCTTAACGCCTTCGTACCCTGTGTACGTCGAGGTTAAAAAAGCTTTTTCTGGGTTATCTTTAATAGCTCTTACTGTACCTTCTAACACATCGCTGATTGGTCTAAGTGGATTTGATTTGCCCATAGTTTTAAAAAAATTTTAAATTAATCAAAGTAATCCGCAGTTAATTGAAGCGGCTGTAAATTGTCAAGTTGAGTTTTCATTCGAGAAAAATGCACAGCTAAATACCTTGCAGCATCTGCGGCATGTGATGCCCAGTTATGCACTGGTTTTGCCCCCCTATCGTTTTTCTTTTCATCAAATTTCGATGCGTAAGCTTCCAAAGCCGCAATCAAATCTTTACAGCTCCCTTCGTCAAAAACTAATCTTGGAAACAACGCCCTTAAAGCATTAATGCCGTCTTGCACTGGGATTTTTGCTACGATGTCAAAGTTAATTCCGAGTTTTTTAGCCGTTTCATATGTTGACTCACCAGTGGCAAAAACGCCATTTGCTAAATCGTGCGGCCCGTTGTGGCTTGAGTACATATAGGGCTTTGCTTTACACACTCTTGCGTAGTGTTCCATTCCTTTTTTACTGTTTTGGTAATAGTCGATAATGCGAACTTCAGACCCAAATTTTGGGACTTGTGTAAAAATTATTGAAGTGGTGTCTGAATATCCAATATCCCAAATTGTTTGCACTGGCAAATTTGGATCATGCGGTACTCTACAAATTCTACCTTCTTTTCTCGCAGCTGCAAGTTGTTCGCCGTAATAGGCTTCGTCAATTGGGGCTTCAAAAGAGCAATAATATTCTTGCTCGAATAGAGCTAAAGACTTGCCTTCAGATATGTGCCGCGTTTTTAGCTCTTGCAAATCTTCTTCAGTAAAAACTTGCCCTTTAGTGTCATTTGCGGTGAGCAATGACGCATGCCACTTCGGGTTTGTTTTCGCCATTTCATAAAGTCTGTACGCGTGGTTTTTTCCTTTTGGTGTAAAGTTCACAAGTAAAAACCCTTTGGTCGCCAGCAGCATTGGCTCTATTAAGTCAATAAGCGATGGTCGCTGTTCTGCATACTCTGACACAATTGCGCCTTTAATCCCTGCGCCGCGAAGTGCGTCCGGGTCGTCGCCTCCAATAATTTGATAGACAGACCCGTTGACCAGTTTAATTTTCATTTCTTGGTCGTTTTTAGACGTAATAAGCTGTTGTGGTATGTGATCTAAATATTTGCGACCGTCCACTGTGGATTCGTCCCAAATTGCTTTCTTTCCCTGCTTGTATGTGGGGAAAATGTGCCAATAAGTGCCGGGTTTTTCTACAGCTTCCGAAATAAGCCAATTTAAATCAAAAAGGTCTTTTCCCGTGCGTCGATGCCACACCTGAACAACTCGTTTTATGCCTGCTTCAAGCGCTGCCCATGTCGGCATCTGATAATTTCTCGGTTTCCAATTGTACGGAATGGTAATTTTAGGCATTTTCTATCTCACCTTTAATTGTATGGGCATTAATCGGGTCGGTGAACATTTGTCGTGTAACTGAAAATGTGAGTTCTCCGGATAATTCCTGTTTTTCTCTCCAATCAAAATCATTTTTAAGCACCAGCGCCACGCCACCCGTATTTGGGCGACCATCAATTAATCGGCTTGATAAATATGATTCAATTCTGGTTTTTGCCGCTGAAATTATTGGACCGTACACGGGTTTTTCTTCCCAAGCGTTTAACATTTTACGGCTCATATTAAGGTGTAAGGCTAAACTAGCTGTTGAAGGCTCTATTCGTTTATTGGGATCCGCGTGTTCTACTTCTTGAAAATATAAATCAATTTTTTCTACTAACTCGACTGGATTAGCAAATTCTGGCTGGTTAAAATTTGAGCTTAATTTTTGATTGAGCGGGTCAAATTTTTTGTAATTAGTTCGCACTGGCGTAGGTTCTCGTTTAAGTAGATCTGCTAAAATATTGTTAGCTTTTTCTACAACTTGCCGAGAAGGTTTTAGGGGTTCGTTTTCTAAAAGCTCAAAAGAATCCAAAGGCGCTAATAAATTGTCGTCTAAATATAACATAGGTTAAAGTTTTATGATTTTTTTTTTTAAAAATTTTTTTAATTTTCTTTAAAAAAAAAAATTTGTCAATCAATAACTGTGTACAGATTATAGCCGTTGTGGCGGGTACACTGTTGGAACGTTTGCGCGCGCACGCGCCGCCGCCGCAATTTACGCCCCCCACCCCCTTTTTCAGCCGTTGCGGAGCCTACAGCCTAGCGGTTTTACGAACCTTACACCCCCTAAGCGGCGGACGCTGCGTTATTGGGGAGCCTACAGCCTAGCGGTTTCGTTAGCCTTACGCCCGCTAAGCGGCAACCAAAGTGTAATGAGTGCAATGGGTGTAATGAGTGCCAGTTTTTAGCACGTCTTACGCCTTTGGAGCTTAGAGCGCGTAAGCGGCAGGAGCGGTGATAACTATTATCACAAAAAAGCGACTCGATACAGTCCGCGCCTTTGCGGTTGTAGGCGCGGGGCGGAAGTGTAACGAGTGTCGTAGCAGTTTTAAAAAGTTTTAACTTTATATAGATATTATATACCTTTACTAGAAGTCTTGGTGAAGTAGTACTAAACAACTTACACATATATTTAGCAGTATTTACTTTATAAATTGCATTAAATACATTACAAACCCAGTATCTGATAATGTTAAAGCTGGTGAAACCTTTTGTATGTCCTGATTTTTGCTGCTAGTGAACTCATTACAAAATCGAGCCAAAGCGGCGGCGAAAGTTTTATGAATTTTAAAAAACTTTAAAGTTTTTTTAGCAGCCTTAAAAAAAAAGCTCTTGACATATTAAAACTATTACGGAATACTGTTTTCACGATTAGTAGTAACAGCTAACCGTTAAAAAACTTTAAAT